GCATCAATGCAAAGATGGAATTGTCCCGGCTGGTAAGGAAAACACATGGCGTACTCAGGAACAATCGGAACAACGGTCATCGATGTACAGACATTGATCGACCATGGCGCTCGTCGATGCGGCAAGCTGGCCGAGGAACTGACCTCTGAGCAACAACTGTCCGCTCGGGAGAGCCTGTACTTTCTGATGTCCAACCTTGCCAACCGTGGCATCCAGTATTGGGCCATCAACAAGGAGGTTGTGGGCCTGACTGCGGACAAGTACATCTACGAGCTACCCCTTGGGTCGGTAGATGTGCTCCAAGCTTTGTATCGCCAGATGAACCGCCCCACCCCCAACGATGGTGGCGGGTACGCATCGAGCGCAGGCGGCACTGTTGCCAACGCCTTTGACAGCAATGTCGATACGATTTGCACTCAGACATCGACCAACGGCAACATTTCCGTCAACTACGGCACGAACAACACCGTCTATGTTGGCTCAATTGGCTATTTGCCCGGGGCCACTGGCACGATGTCGATCATTTACGAGTATTCCGCTGACGGAACCACTTGGAGCACCTTGGTTGACCTGGGATCTGTCGCCGTTGTGAACAACGAGTGGATCTGGACTGACATCGTTGCTGGTCAAACGGTGCAGTATTACCGTGTCCGGGCCTACAACGGCACCACTTTGGTGGTTCGTGAGGTGTATTTCGGCAACAACAGCACCGAAATCCCCATGGCACGGCTGAACCGGGACGATTACACCAACCTGCCCAACAAAAACTTCACTGCCAACCAGCCTTTCCAGTTCTGGTTTGACAGAACCGTGCCAAAGCCCTCGCTTTACCTGTGGCCCGTGCCCTCTGACACCTTTGTGCAGATGACTCTGTGGTATTCCAGGCAAGTGATGGATGTCGGGGCGCTCACCGATGAGCTTGAGATCCCCCAAAGATGGTACGAGGCGGTCGTTTCCATGTTGGCCCACAGGATGGCGATGGAACTCCCCGGCGTTGCTGTGGATCGCATCGGTTATCTGGAGAAGATGGCCGACAAGTACCTTTATGACGCCGAACAAGAGGAGCGTGACAAGTCTCCGATCTACTACGCCCCAAACATTTCGGTGTACACAAAATGATTACATTTGCAAGGTGATCTATGCCACGATTCCTTGACACCCGTGGCAACTCGACACTGAGCATATTCATTTGCGGACGATGCAAGATGAAGCGCCCAGAGGATGAGGCACACCCTGACGCCAACCTACCCGGCGTGATTGTGTGTGAGCGTGGGTGCGGGGACGAGAAAGACCCCTACCGCCTGCCTGCAAGGCGCACCGAGAAGATCACCATCCGCTACCCCAGGCCAGACTTGAGCGTGGCCGTGGAGAGCAGTGCAATTGTCACTGGCGGCTACCAAGATTTTGTGGTGTCAACTGAGGGAAATACCATGACCCCAGAGCAAAATGGCAATGTTGACGGCATAGAGACCCAACCCTGATATGGCAAACCAGACCATCACCCAACTACCAACCGCCGGGGCGATCACGGGCACGGAGCTTGTGCCCATTGTCCAAAACGGCCAGACGGTAAAAACGACAGCCTCTGCTTTGGCTGGATCTCCCGTTCAGACGCAGACTTTCCTGACGCTCAACCAAGAGCCGACCCTCAACAACTCCCGCCGCTTGGCTGGCTCAAGTGGCCTGACCCTGACCGACAACGGCGCTCAGTCCACCCTGGTGATCGGGATGACTGGGAATGCGGCCAGCCTGAACCTGATGGGGACGGGGATTGCGGTCAGCACGGCCAGCGGGACGATGGTTGCCCGGTCTATTGCTGTGACTGGCAACGGAATGGCTGTTACAGACGGCAATGGCATTGCAGGCAACCCTACCCTTGGGTTGAGTGGAATGGCCCTCTCCCTGGCCTCCCTGACGGGTTCTGGCATTGTTTCCGGGTCTGGATCGATTGCCAACTATGTGACCATCACCGGGGTATCGAATCAGACATCGGTGACCAACGGCAACGGCGCGGCTGGAAACCCAACCATTGGGCTGGCAGACAACCCCATCCTCCCGGGCACTGGCGGGGTGACCTTGCCAAAGGGCACGGATGTCCAGCAACCTGCCGGGGTGGACGGGCAAATAAGGTTCAACACCACCACATCAACCTTTGATGGGTACTCCACTGGGTCTTGGAGGCAGTTCTCCACCGCAGGGGGCGTGACAAGCTTTTCTGGCGGCTCTACGGGGCTTTTGCCATCGTCCCCAACCTCGGGTGCAATTTCCCTGACCGGGACGCTTGTGGCGGCTTCTGGTGGCACGGGTGCAACCACTTTGACTGGCTATGTGTACGGCAACGGCACATCGGCCATGACCGCCTCGACCTCGATCCCGACCACTGCTTTGTCTGGGACAGTCACGAACGCCCAGTTGGCGAACTCGGCGATCACAATCAATGGCTCATCGGTGAGCTTGGGTGGCTCTGTCACTGTCACGGCCACGGCCACAAACGCCTTGACCATAAGCACTGGCCTGTCGGGGACGAGTTACAACGGCTCGTCTGCCGTCACCATTGCAATAGATTCCACTGTTGCCACCTTGACGGGGACTCAGACCCTGACCAACAAGTCGATCAGCGGGTCAACCAACACCCTGTCAAACATTGGAAACGCCTCCCTGACCAACTCATCGCTGACTGTTGGAACCACTGCGATCAGCCTGGGAAGCTCAAGCCTCACCTTGGGTGGGCTGACATCTGTTGCGGTGACCCAAGACCCGACATCTGCTTTGCAGTTGGCGACCAAGCAGTATGTGGATGCGGTGGCCGAGGGTTTGCACATTCATGCTTCTTGTGCGGCGGCAACCCCTGGAACGCTTGCTTCGATCACTGGCGGGACGGTGACCTACAACAATGGCACGGCTGGCGTTGGGGCGACCTTGACCTTGTCTGTGGCCTTGACCACATTGGATGGGTACACGCTACTCAATGGTGACCGTGTGCTCGTGAAGAACGAAGCCACGCAGGCCAACAACGGCATCTACACCTGGGCGACTGGCGGCACAGTTCTCACCCGTGCAACCGACTTTGACACCGCCGCCGAGATGGCAAGCGGGGACTTCACATTTATTTCCAACGGTACGCTGTACGGAAGCACGGGTTGGGTTCAAACTGACCCGGTGACTGTTGTTGGCACAAGTCCTGTGACATGGATTCAGTTTTCTGGTTCAGGTGCGTACACCGCTGGCACTGGATTGACCCTGACGGGTACGCAGTTCAGCATCACCAACACGGCGGTGACTGCGGCGGCTTATGGCTCGGCTTCATCGGTTGGCACATTTACTGTCAACGCCCAGGGCCAACTGACTTTGGCGGCGTCCACAGCCATTGCAATCAACGGCAACCAGATCACCTCTGGGACTGTGGGTTCTGCGTACATCACAGGTTCATACACCGGGATCACTGGATTGGGAACTGTCACCGTAGGAACATGGAATGCAACGACAATTGATGTTGCATATGGCGGGACAGGATTGACCTCGTATGCAATTGGCGACATTGTGTACGCCTCTGCATCTGCAACATTGTCTAAACTTGCGCTTGGCACACAAGGATATGTGCTCACAGCAGGGGCGGCTGGCCCAGTCTGGAGTGGCATATCAGGCGGGACTTTTTAAGGAAAAAACATGGCACAACCAACCTACACACCAATCCAGCTTTACCATTCATTGACTGCATCTGCCGTACCAACAGCGGCAAATCTTTTGCAAGGTGAATTGGCAATCAACATCGCCGACGGCAAGCTGTATTACGAGGACGGAAGCGGTGTTGTTCAAGTGATTGCAAGCAAGGGTGCTGGCACGATTGGTGGCTCGACCACGCAGATCCAGTACAACAATGCAGGCGCATTGGCTGGTAGCTCTGCGATGACATTCAACAACTCAACGAATGTCGTCACGCTGACCACGCTGAACCTGACCAACGCTCTTGGAGCCGTTTATGGCGGCACTGGGTTGTCCACCTATACCACGGGGGACTTGCTGTACTCAAGCGCATCAAACACCTTGTCCAAGCTGGCAATCGGCACTGCCAACTACATCCTGACCGTCAACTCTGGCGGGACGAATGTCCAGTGGTCTGCCCCAAGCTCGATCAGCGTGAGCACGGCCACCAACTTGGCTGGCGGTGCGGCTGGGTCGGTTCCATATCAATCAGCGGCGGCTACCACCACTTTCCTGGCTATTGGAGCCGCTGACAGGGTCATGACCTCATCTGGGTCTGCTCCTCAATGGGTGACCTCTCTGACAAGCCTGACGGGCGTTTCAAGCTCATCGATCACCAACACCTCATTGACCTCTGGCCGGGTGGTTTACAGTGGCGCAAGCGGCGTAGAAACCGACTCTGCGAACCTGACCTTTGATGGCACGACCCTGACCACGGCTGGCTTGAGCAACTCGGGCACTTCTGCCTTGGTCAAGCTGGTCACTGTGGGTGGATCGAGCTTCAACGGAACCACCGTATTTGCGGCGGCAACTCCTGCCAAGCTGTACATGGGCACTGGCACGGCCACTGACACCACTTCAGCGATTGGAGCCACAAATGCAGTGGGCGCTGTGGCATCTTTGGCAATCACCCCGATTGCCGCAAGCAACACCAGCGTCACCTACACCAACGCATCGACCTTGTACATTGCTGGCGCTCCAAGTGCTGGCACGAACATCACGATCACCAACCCATACGCCTTGTATGTGAACGCTGGAGCTTCGTATTTGGGTGGCAATTTAGGGGTAGGCGTAGCTCCAGTTTCTGGCATCAAGATGACTGTTTATCAAGATAGCACCTATGCTATGCAATTGATGAACGCAAGTCAAAACTACGCATTGCGTGTAGATGCAACCGCTTCAAACGCTCTTATCCTCAGTGATCGCACGGGTTTCGTGGATTTGTTGACCGTAACTTCCAACGGTAACTTGGGATTGGGTGTTACGCCTAGTGCTTGGGACAGCACTTATAAAGCAATTCAGGTTGGCGCTCGTTCGATGTTTTTTGGCATTGGCTCAGAAACGAATATGGCAAACAACGCCTATTACAACTCTGGCTATAAGTATGTTGCCGCCTCTGCCGCTGGTCTTTATACGATTGACACCAATGTCCATAAATGGTACAGAAGCACATCAACGCCATCAATAGGGGCTAGTACAGCATTCGACCAAGCAATGACCCTTAATGCAAGCGGGCAATTGTTAGTTGGAAGTACATCTGCCTTTGGTGTTGTCAATGGTGAGATTTCTGTTAAAGCTGCCTCTGGCGGTGCTGGCGTAGCATTATGGGATG